CTTCTGATGGATTACCTTGGTTAAAAGATTTGTATAATACTTCAAAAAGTGCACTCTCAAACTTTGATACAGCACACAAAAAATATATGAAGAGCGAAGATATAAAATTGGAGACTGGAGAAACTACATCTATTGCCGATATATTTAATAGTGAAGAACAACAAAAAACTGTAGTAGACGGAGCAAAAAAGGGGAGTGGTTAAATGTCAAGATATAATGGAACTGGAATACGAATAGATAAGAATGGCAGACAATATCGGGAAAGAACTGATTACAACCAGTTTCCACTAAGAGAGTCTGATATCTATTATGTAACAACACAAGGTGACAGACTTGATTTATTAGCACAAAGATACTTTGGTAGTGTTACACAATGGTGGGTTATAAGTGAAGCAAATAGTTTAGAAGTTCTCAGTTATGATTTAGAACCCGGAGTGCAGTTAAGAATACCAAGAGAGGGGTACTAAAGTGTCAGATGATACTAAAAAAGACCCTATGATGGAAGCAATGATTAATAGGGTTGATAACTTTGTACAAGTAGAACTACAGAGAAGACAATTTGGAAATCGTTATACAAAACAAGAACGAGCAGGTGAACCAATTGCAGATTTTCAAAGTATACCTTTAGAAGATTATCAAGTCTATAAACCATCCTGGGCAATAATAAGAGCATTAACAGAGTCAGCACCAACTGCAACTCTGCTTGGTACTTCTTTAGGGCTTGTTGATGACCAAAACTCTGAAAAGAAATTTGGAGTACCACAAGGAAACTATATAGATAGACAATATGAAACTACCAATCCAAATCCAAATTATATTTCAGAATATGGAACTGCTGGTAGTTATAGACCAAAACCTGGATTAAGAAATCTTAGTGTTTCATATGAGGGAAATGGTTTATATGCAACAATTAATATGAATATAAAAGCATATACAAGAGAGCAAATAAACACACTTTCAAATGATTACCTTGAAATAGGAAAAGAAGTTTTAGTAATGTTTGGTTATTCAGACCCAAGTAATAGTAGTTCTATAAAGTCAATAGTAAATCTAAAAAATCCAGATACTGGAAAAGGATTATTAGACGAGGGAAAAGCAGAGTTAGAAGGAATATCTGCTTTATATTCTGGTGGAAAACTTTATTCTAAGATAGCATCAGTTGGTGGTTTTGATATAAATGTTCAACCAGATGATGGTAGTTTTGATATAAGTGTAACTCTTTATACTGAAGGTATTTTATCAACTTTTAAAGCAAAAAATGATAAATTGGCTCAAGAAGCGGGGATTGATATTCTAACCAATAAATCAACCCCTATACAAGAAAAAAAAGGTGATGAAAAGGAAACTAATTATGCACTATACCAAGACTTTCTTTTAAAATTAAGAGGGTTTCCAGAAAAAAGTTTAAGTAAACATGGAAAGGGTAAAAAATTTATTATACCAACACGAGATTCAATATTTACTATAGGACAAGGTAGAACTATAAAGTATACTGAAACAATAAATTATGAAAGAGCAGCAGGAGTAGCTGATGACACTGGAGATGGAACTGCAGAAGACCCACTAATAGATAATGAAGAAAGAACAAACCCACCAGGATTTTTTAAAGTAGAGGGAGCACCAAAGTCTTTACAACAAGTCATTGATGTAAAAGAAGGGGAAGAGAGTGATAAGTCTTTAACTATAAATGATGAATTTACAACAAAACTTTTTCCTAATCCAGAGTCAAGTACACCAGAAGATATAGAACAATTTGTTGTCTCTGTGAGACCAAATGAAGAGAATGGTAGTGCATCAAAATCTGGAAATAAACAAGTACAACAGATGTATCTTACTTGGGGTTTATGTGAATGGATTATAAATAATGGAATAGGATATGAAGAGAGTGTAGAAGAAGGAACTATAGTCACAGACATACTAAGAAAATTTTCAGAACCATCTTTACCAAGAAGAGTTTATTCTATTCCTCAGAAAGACGAAACAATAGAAGAAGAAGTTACTACTGAAGTACCTAACGAAAGTGGAGAGGGGACAACAACAAAAACAGAAACAATAACCAAAGCGGTAATGACCGATGATAACGAAAATAGAGTATTAGTAAGTAACATACCAGCATCACATAAAGAAGGTACTTTTATTAGAAGTGTGCAGTTTCCCGAAATAGATATAACGATTCCAGGAGTACCTTTGAAACGACCTCAAACTATGGGCGGTCTTAATTCAGAACTATCACAAAAAATTGTGAAGGATGGAGTTCAAGGTAAGTTTTTATCAAATACAGCTGGTGTCCCTAACGAAATCTTTTCTACTAACCCAGGAATATGTGTTCTATCAAAAGTAAAAGGACTTGTTTCTCCAGTAGAGGTACAAGATGAAAAAGATAACCCTATTGAAGAAAAAATGTTTAGGATGAAAGACTTACATGAAAATTTTACATCTTTTAATGAAAAGAAAGACAAAATATATGTCAGAAATATATTAGTAAATGCAAAATGGTTCTTTGACGAGTATGTTAAATATACAAATACTGGAACAGAAAAAAGTTTAATAGAGCTTGTAGGTACAATTTTTGAGCAAATATCAGATTGTTTTAACAATGTAGTACGATTTAAGATTAGTGTTACCCCAGACGGTGCACTTGAAGTTAAAGATGCTGAGATAAATCAGAAAGTGTATAGTAAAGTTGAATTAGAAACAGCAAAACTTGATTACAGAGAAGTAGATTATCTTAATAAAAAATTTAGAATATATAACCAAATAACTCCTCTAAATGTATTTGGTCAAGACTCAATCGTAAGAGATATAAGTTATAGTATGGACTTAGATTCAGATATATCAAACCATTTTTTCTTCAAGGATAATAATAATTTAGTTTCAACTGGAGACGATATACTTCTAAAAATAAACAGATTAAAAAAAGAAAAAGCAATATTAGAGGCAAGTAATAAAGCTACTGGTGATGTTGACGCAAAAATAACCTTAGCAAAAAAAGATTTAGATGATACGATACCAAAAGCAAAATCATATTTAGAACTATATCTTGAAAGTGCAACAAAATCATATGGAAAATTGATACCAAAGAAAAATAATTCAGTTGATTTTAATAGTCAATCAGAAATATTAGAGACTAAATTAACAAAGATATTGACATCTGCTGTCATTGTAAATTCTAAAGAAGAATTACCACTACCACCTAATACACCTAAGTTACCATTTAAAGTTGATGTGACACTTGATGGTATTACGGGAATAAAGATGTTTGACGCATTTCATTTAACATATGTACCAGCATTATATCAAAATGGTCATTTTAAAGTAGTGTCAATTTCACATTCTTTAGAAGGAACTGATTGGTCAACAAAACTTGGTCTCATATATATTGAAGCAGGTGAAGTACGAGCTGAGGAATTTTAATGGAACCAAAAAACCTCATATCAGAAAATTTATTTTCAAAAGGAACTTTGTTTTTAGATAACAAAGTTTATACTGGTCCTTACAATATAAAAGCAGATGGAAGTTACTATACCTTAGCAAGATTTGTAGAAGGAAAGTCAAAGAAATTAAATACTAAACAAGAGTCTCTTTATCAAAGTCTGTTAAAGATAACTGGAGGTGTTGATGTTTCTTTAAAAAATAAACAAATTATAAGTGGTGTAATAGTTCCAACCCAAGAAGATTATGAGAAGGGTTCTTATACACGATATTTTATTAAAAGAAAAGGCACAAAAAATATTGTTGAAGTTGGTGAAGAAGAACTTAATAATGTTGGTTCAACAATAAGTGAAGTATTATTTGAAGGGTTTCAACTTGAATGGAAAATATCTGGAATATTAAATGACAAATATGATAGTAAAGGTATCCGTCAAGAATCTGGAGTACGAGATACAAACAGAAGAACAATACAAAGATTAGAACAAGAGTATATTGGAATATCTGATAAATTAAAAAACCTTACACAATTCTACAGAAATATTTAGTTCTACAGATTTTAGACACTACTTATATACAATGGTTATAGTAGATTCTAAACAAAAATTAGAACATCTAAATAAATTAATTGACGAACACGATTGTTTGGTAGAAGTTATACCGAGTGATTATCTTAATCACCCGTGTGTTAATTCTATATCATTAATCATGATTCAAGTCAAAGAAGAGATTTGGGTTGTTTCTTACAATCATCCAGATTTAGAGTGTTTTGGTGAAGTAGAATTTTGTTTTCTTAACAAAAAATATGTTGTAGATTCAAAAAACTTTTACCATTACTTTGATGAACCAAATGTTATGGATGTAAATTTAATAGCATATCTTAGTGGTCTTTCTCTTATAGAATGGAGAAACCATGTCACTACCACCCACGAACAAATGTACAGACAATATCGTGATGTAAAAAATTGTAATCATTTAGTACCTTTAACTAAACATTTAGAAAGAGTTGAGAATCTATTTGAAGATGTTAGTAGAATGTTAGGTCAAGCAGATTTTAATAAAGAATGTTATGAATGGTATAATAACGGAGCAATAAAAACATATTCAAGACTTGAAAATTCTGGTATAATGACAAATGGTAAATATTTAGAACACTTTCCAGAAACAACAAACCGACCTACAAAGGGGTTGGTTTATTCTGAATACAATTTATACACAAGTACTGGAAGACCATCAAATAGATATGGTGGTGTTAACTTTGCAGCACTTAAAAAAGAAGATGGTACACGAGAAAGTTTTACAAGTAGATATGAAAAAGGTTCTCTTGTTAGTTATGACTATGACGCATACCACATCAGATTAATAGGAGAACAAGTTGGATATGATTTTAAAGATGGTTCTATACACGAAGAATTAGGTAAGTTTTATTTTGATAAAAAGAAACTAACTAAAGAAGAGTATAATGAATCAAAGAAAAAAAGTTTCCAATTATTGTATGGTGGTATTGATAAAGAATATTTAGGTCATGGATTTTTTAAAAAGGTTGATGGATTCGTAAAAGAGATGTGGAAAGAATATAAAAAAGGTGTGGTAAAACACCCAGTATCACATTTTGAAATAAAGAACTTGGAAAACCCAAATCCACAAAAAGTATTTAACTATTGGATACAACATACAGAAACCACTCGTAATACCGAAGTACTTAAGGGTGTGTTGGACTATTTAGCAAACAAAAAAACCAAACTAATTATGTATACTTATGATAGTTTTCTGTTAGATTTTGACATGAACGAGGGTGTGGAAGTATTAAAGGGTGTGCAAATGGTATTGGAGAGGGGAAATTATCCAACAAAAGTAATGGTAGGAAAAAACTATTCTGAGGAAGTAAACATAACAAATAAGTTGACAACTTGATATTTATAGTAGGAGAATAATATGATTTTAACAGAACAAGTAATTAATGAAGTTTTAGAACGCCTTGACGAGAAAGTTGATACAAAAATTGACTTGACAGACAATAAGCATCTTGCTAAATTAGAGTACATTATGCTCTTTGAAATGAATTTCCCGTTATCAGATACCCACGAAATGTTAGATAGACTTAATGAAAAAAGAAACCCAGGTGATATATGGAAAACATCACAAGGATGGGCAGGATTAAAACCTGGTGAAGAAAAAGCACAATACGGAATGCCCGATAGAGAAAGTGCTGAAAGATATGTAGGTAGTGGTGGTAAAGAAAAAGACAAAAAAGATGTAAACATTTTTGGTAAAGAAGAAGACCCTAAAGATTTAAAAAAGAAAACGAAGAAAGAAAACCCAAAGAATAAACCAATATCACAAGAAGAAATAAATGATGTAGATGGTAAGTCAAAAGAAAGAGTATTGGATGGAAAAGACGCCCCACCAGGAACTGAGTCTTCCGCAGTAAACGAGATTGGAACTGGATATGCTATGGCGTGTATGGATGAGTCTCCTAAAGATGTGGATGGATGTTTAGATGAAAAATTAAAAGGGACACGATTGGGAAGAAAACCGGGTAATAATAGTGAAGAAAAAAGAGGACATATGATACGAGCTGCTCGTAGAGAGAAACAACGAGTAAACGCTACTTTAGAAAGAGAGGGTATGAACCCTAAAAATACAAAAGTTTCACACATCGGTGGTTCTAAAGGTTCTTTGGATGATGCAGTTAAGAGGTTAGATGAATTACAAAAAGCAGGTTTGACAGAAGTAAATGGTATTGGTATTGATGATTATAAATTGATTATAAAAGCAGGTGGTGGTGGAGAAGACCCAACCGATACTTTGGTAGTTATGGTTGAGTATGATGAAAATGGAAAACCAATTAAAACACAAATAAACCACACCTCAAATAAGATGACTTCATCAGACCAACAATCAAATAGTGGACCTGTTAAAACAGCAAAAAATAATAATGAAAGAGCAAAAAAGAGTCTACCGAAAGAAGCACATAAAGAAGCAGATAAGATTGAGAAAGATACACAAACTGAAATACGAAAACAAAGAAAACTTCAAGCAGAATATGTTGGTACATATGCAAAAAGACTTGACAAATTTGCTGATGACCCTGAAATTCTTGATAAGATATACAGAAGACTTATGAATGGTAAGGATGGTAACCCACCTGGGATAAGTTCAACAGAAGCAAAATATATGGATGGTGTTCTTAAAAGAGTTGGTCTTAAACCAGGTGAACGAAAAGACTTACTAAACCCACCAAACGAAGCAGAATTAAAGAAACACCTAAAGAAATATCTAAAGATGTTAAAGGATAAAGAACCAGGTGGAGAAGACGGAGCAACTGCATTAAGTTCAAGTACAGACATACCTATAATGGTAAGATTGTTACAACAAGAAAAAATGATAACTGGAAAAGCACCGATTGACCCACCAATGCTTGATTCGGATTTAAAGAGTTATTATGAAAAACAAACAGATGCTTTAAACACTCAAAGAGAAGAGTTGAATAAACTTGGAGCAAAAAATGGTCAAGAAAATTTAGGAAATAAAACTTTTATCAGAGATTTAATTAAGAGAATGCATTTAGATATTTCAGAAGGAGCTAACCCAGGTGGAATACCAAATCAAAATTTTGAATTAATTCATGGTAGTCTTGGGTATAAGAATGAAATACGACAAGATGACAATGGTGATATGTATGAAAAAGGTAAGGGTGGTTTCTATAAATTAGATAAGAATGGTAAACCTACTGGTGAACCAGTAAAAAAAGAAGACTTAAATGACTTTGATTGTCCTGTAGTTGGAAACTCAGATACACACAGACATTGTCTTGGTCTAAAAGAAGGACAGAAAGTGGAAGAGGGGTTTGATGTGAAATATGAAGAGTATAAGATGAAAGATGGTACAACGACTATTAAGGCGTTGATATATGATAGAAATAATAAACCTATTGCAGTACAAACTTGTAGACCAAAGTCTGGTCCAGGTGGTATGATACAAGATAGTATGGTTTGGAGTAAAGACTATGAAATCTGTTTAGCAAAACAATCTAAACTCCAAGGGTATTGTGAATAATGAATACTCAATTACTATGTTCATTCTCTCAAAGGAGAGACTATAAAGATATTGTTGACCTCGTCAAAGAGAGTTATGATGTTGTCTTCAACAAAATTTATATTCTGGAAAATGTTGAGAATCATAGGCAGATGATGTTAACTTATAATGTTAACAAAGGAAGTAGTATACACTTACCACATACAATTTCTTTACACAGAAAGAAACACACTAATTCATTGTACACTATAAACGCAATTAACGAAATTGTGATATTATTAAACGATGGTTCAATGGATAAGAATTTCCCGATTCCTTGGGATAACTATCGTAACTCTATGTTACTTACTGGGGAAGAGGGATTAAAAGTTATTAAAACAAAACTCTTTAAAATAATTGATGTATAATAAAAAAAACACTTGACTTGTATAGTAAAAGTGTTGTATATTTAGGTATGGAAAATGGGGATAGTACAACCATTTTCAAAATAAAACAAATAGGTTATGAATGAAAAAAGTATATATAGATACAAATGAAGCCGCAGAGGCAAAAAGAGAAAAACTAAATGACAATGTTATAGTTGCGTATGATACACATGGTGACATAGTGGGTGTTGAAGTACTCAATCCAGTTGGTCTTGATATTGATGACGAATTAGTCGTTGATTACACAACAGAAGGTTTTGAAGACTTTAAGTTTAATCCAAATGAAACAAATGAGATATGGGGAATCGCATGAAAATAATAGAAAAAAATTCTCGTGAAGTTATAGTAGTCCAGGAATCAGAATATAAAGACAACACATTCGTTGATATCAGAGTTCATGGTAAGAATGATAATGATGATTTAATACCAACCAAAAAAGGTGTAGCATTAAATCCAAAGTTTGTTCCACAATTGATTGAAGCACTATTAGAACTTGCAGAAGAAAAGGAATGGGAAAATTTCAAAACTAATTAAAAATAAATTGATGTTTTCACTTTCAGTTAGATACTTATTTTTGGTTACAGAAATAGTAACTAAACAATGAATAATAATAAAATAACAAATACACTTAAGGAGAAACAACATGGCTCTTAATTTAGACCAAATTCGTAATCGTCTCAATTCACTTCAGACAACAACCTCAAGAACAAATAATATGTATAAACCACAACCTGGTAAACAAGTTGTTCGTATTTTACCTTATAAGTTCTCAGATGACACCACAGTAGGTGGTGCTTTTATTGAGCAGTATTTTCACTATGACATCAATAAAAGAACATATCTTTCACCGATTACTCGTGGTAATCCAGACCCTATTCAAGAGTTTGCAGAAAGACTAAAATCTACTGGTAGTCGTGAGGATTGGAATCTGTCTAAGAAACTCACTCCTAAACTTCGTACATTTGCAGCAGTAGTTGTTCGTGGTGAAGAGGGTGAAGGTGTTCGTTTTTGGGGATTCGGAAAGATGGTATATGAAGAATTACTATCTATCTTAGCAGACCCAGATTATGGTGACATCACAGACCCAGTGAGTGGAAGAGATGTTCAAGTTGAAGTCAAAATGCCAGAAGAAACTGGTAAGTCATATCCAACAACAACGATTAGGGTAAAACCAAATCAAACTCCAGTATCATCTGATGAAACTCAAATGAAAAATTGGGTTGAGAATCAAACTGATATGAAGGAAATCTTTACAGAAAACACATATGATGAACTGAAAGAGATTCTTCAGAATTGGTTGAATCCAAGTGATGATGTACAAGAGGAAAGTGTTGGTACGAAAGAAGACACAACTGAGTCTAAGTCTACTGAAAAAACAACTTCAGCAGATACCACAAAGGTCACTAATGTAAGTGACGCATTTGACGAATTGTTTAATTCATAAAACGACAATCAATATAGTGGGTAGTATCTTACAACAACGATGAGATGGCTGTTATTGTACGCCTAACTACCCACTTTTTTACATAGAGGAAAGAAATTAATGAAAAAGAAAGAGACAATACGAGACGAACTTGCTGATGTTCTTGCTGATAAACTAAATAATCAGTTCAAGGATGGTAAGGTCGCATATTTTCTTGATGGGGCTACTGAGTCACCATCTTCAATTAGAGATTGGGTTTCTACTGGGTCATCAATGTTAGATTTAGTAATATCTAACCGACCAGATGGTGGATTACCCGTAGGTCGTATAACCGAGGTTACAGGTCTTGAAGCATCTGGTAAATCGTTATTGGCAGCACATACTCTTGCAAACACCCAGAAAAAGGGTGGAGTGGCAGTTTATATTGACACAGAGAGTGCCGTTAGTCATGACTTTTTAGAAGCAATAGGTGTTGATTTAGAAAAAATGTTATATGTACCACTTGATACAATTGAAGACATATTCTCAGCTATAGAGCATATTATAGATACGATTCGTAGTTCAGACAAAGATAGGTTAGTCACAATTGTGGTTGATTCAGTAGCCGCAGCATCTACGAAAGTTGAGATGGAAGCAGACTTTGATAAAGATGGTTATGCGACAACCAAGGCAATAGTAATTTCAAAAGCGATGAGAAAAGTTACAAATCTCATTAGTCGTGAAAGTATATGTCTCTTGTTTACAAATCAATTGAGACAGAAGATGGGTGTTATGTTTGGAGACCCTTGGACAACAAGTGGGGGGAAGGCGTTAGCATTCCACTCTTCTGTTCGGTTGAGATTAAAGAACCTTGGTCAGATAAAACAAAAAGTATCTGGACAAGACCAAACAATTGGTATCAAAACAAAATGTCAAGTAGTAAAGAATAGGATGGGGCCTCCAATGAGACACGCAGACTTTGATATCTACTTTGATTCTGGTATTGATGATGTTGGTAGTATATTAAAAGTTCTTAAGAACTATAAACTCGTTAAGTCTGGTGGAGCGTGGTATACATTAAAGATTGATGGTAAAGAAGATATTAAGTTTCAAGCAAAAGACTTTGAAGAAATACTAAATAGAGATGGTATGAAAGAGTATTTATATGAATTGATTTGTGACAAACTCATTATGAAATATAAAGAAAAACCAAACCATACTATTGGTGAAGATGTTGAATATGATAAAGAAGTAGAGGGATAGAATATGCCAAAGAACTATTTGGAAATGTTCAATGACCTTGTAGACGAAAAAGAACATCAATCAAAGTTTTCAGATAAGAACGATAGAATACTTTTAATAGATGGTTTGAATACATTCATAAGAAACTTCTCTGTTAACCCAGCAACTAATGACGATGGTCTTCATGTCGGTGGGTTAGCAGGTTCTCTTAAATCAATTGCATTAGCAATTAGAACAACATCTCCAACTGCTTGTGTTGTTGTTTTTGATGGTAAGGGTGGTTCTTCTAAACGAAGAAAGTTATTTCCAGAATATAAAGCAAACAGAAAAGTACATCGTAGATTAAATAGAACTGATTTTCATGATGGTATAAACGAAGAAGAAGCAATGAAAAGACAAATTGTGAGACTCTTTGATTATTTAGAAACACTACCTATAAAGACTATGATGTTTGATGGTATGGAAGCAGATGATGTCATAGGATATGTATGTTCTAACCTATATCCTGATTCAGAGAAAGTAATTTATTCAATGGATAAAGATTTCTATCAACTGGTAAATGACAAGGTTTCTGTTTATAGTCCAATCAAGAAGATGACAATTGATGAGAAATGGATTGACCATGAATTTGGTATGACACCAAAGAACTATCTAATATACAGAACATTAGATGGAGACAAATCTGATGACATAGATGGTGTTAAAGGTTGTGGTCATAAAACTCTTCAAAAAAAACTACCTCTTTTGTTTGACGAAGAGATAGTTAATATAGATGATGTTCTTAAGTATTCCAACGAACACAAATCAGAAGCAAAGGTTTTAGAAAACATATCAAATGATGGTAAAAAATTACATAGAAATTATAAACTTATGCAATTGTTAGATGTTGACATCCCAGCAAGAGCAAAATCAAGAATACGAGGTATCATGGATTCCAATGATGGTGGTCTTCGTAGAGGAAGTTTACATAAAATGTTATTAGAAGATAAGATGTTTGATTCATTTAAGAACCTTGATTATTGGCTTCGGTCTTCCTTTACAACACTACAAGCGTTCTTGAGTTCTAAATGAGTCAAGTAGAAAACTTTACAAACTACGGAAAAGCATTTCAATCAAAGACAATTGTCTGTTTAATAAAAGACAAACTATTCATACAACAAATATTAGATATATTAGAAACAAAATATTTTGAATCTGAGTCTGATAGATGGATTGTTGACATGATAAAAACATACTTTACAAAGTATAAAAAAGTTCCAACTATGGACGCAATAAAAGTAGCACTATCTGAAATAGATAATGATATATTAAAAGTGGGTGTAGTTGAAAACTTAAAAAATGCTACAAAGTATGTTAGTGCAGATGATTTAGATTTTGTTAAAGAAAAATGTATTGACTTCTGTAGAAATCAAAATTTAAAGAATGCTATATTACAATCAGTTGACTTACTTGGTGCTAAGAACTATGATGGTATTAAGAAGTTGGTTGATGACGCAATGAAAGCAGGTACTGAAAGAGATATTGGACATGATTATAAGATTGATATTGATTTGAGATTTGAAGAGTCAGCAAGAAAATGTGTTCCAACTGGTTGGGATAGTGTTAACGAGTTAATGTCAGGTGGATTAGCAGCAGGAGAACTTGGAGTAGTGGTGGCACCAGCAGGTATTGGTAAGTCATGGGGACTTGTCGTAATAGGTGCTGCAGCAATAAAGAAGAAGTTAAATGTAATTCATTACTCTTTAGAGTTGAATGAAAGTTATGTTGGTTTAAGATATGATGCATCATTTACTGAGATAGCAATGCAGAATCTAAAGTGGGAAAAAGAACAAGTAGAAAAGAAAGTAAAAGCATTACCAGGAAACTTGGTTCTAAAGTATTTTCCAACGAGAACGGCAACTGTAAATTCACTTGAAGCTCATATTGAAAAAACCATATTAGCAGGTTATAAACCAGATATGATTATAGTTGACTATGCAGATTTACTCAGAGATATATCAGCATCAAAAGAACATAGACACGCACTTGGTAACATCTATGAAGATTTGAGAGGATTGGCAGGAACATATGAAATACCAGTATGGACTGCTTCACAAGCAAATCGTTCATCATTAGAAGAAGATGTCATTGACGCATCTAAAGTAGCAGAGGCATATAGTAAAGTTATGACAGCAGACTTTGTAATGAGTTTAAGTCGTAAGGTTAATGATAAGATTTCTGGAACTGGTAGATGGCATATTATCAAAAATCGTT